TGAAGCCAAGAAGTATCTTGCGCTTCATCAGATGCTCACCGCTGACCCCGGTATCCAGCCGATGTACGGATTGGAACAGCGTTACAATATGCTTCGAGCGTTCCTTGAGAACTCAGGCGTGAAGAACGTCAATGACTTTCTGGTACCGCCGCAGCAGGTTCAGCCTCCGCAGCCTGACGAAATGCAGATGCTTCAAATTGAACTTCAGAAGAAGCAAATGGAGCTTCAGGAACGTCAGGTCATGGTGTCCGAAGCTAAGGCAGCGAATGACGCCAAGATGGATCAGATGTCGCAGGACATGGAGCGCATGAAGACCATGATTAACCTCATGGTGCAGCAGCGTGAGATCGAGCGGAAGGAGTTTGACTCCAAGAGCCGCGCTGAGATCGCCAAGACTGAACTTCAGATGCTCAAGGCGAACGAGCCTACAGAAACCAAGCAGACGCAGATCGTAAGCCCGAACTCGTAAGGAACTTGATATGGGTATTTCCAATAAAGAAGCCGCGACGCGCGCGGCGGATATGATCTATGCGCTGAGTCAGGGCATGGGCATGGGTACTCGTGGCCCAGGCAGGTTTGTCGATCTGCTTGGAGGTACGGGTCTTGCTGTGGCTGGTACGAACAGAGAGGGCCAGACTGGCATCCTGTTTGGTAACAAGTTCATACCAACAAGCACAAATTACTACTCGAATGGTTATCAGAACTCAGGAAATGGTTCTGATGAAAACGGCAAAGGCCCAGGAAACTTGGTGTTCGACCCAAACACCGGAGCCTTTATAAAGAGTCCTTCAAAAACTGACGATGAAATGAAGAAGGCTCTTGCTGACAGGTTAAGCCAGCAGAACCCTATGCTACGCGCAATGCTGGAAAAAGGTCAGTCTTCTGGTCTTGGGCTTTACCAAGTACCAGAGAACGCGCTGATGATGGCCCGCGCAAGGCCCATGCCGTCAGTCCCTAATTACAACCCCTACAACATGATGCGTTACGCCGATCCCCGCTATCGGGGTGGTATGTGACGCGCCCAAAGGAGAGCAATGTCCCGCAATTTAAGTGGCGAAGAGAAGGTACTTGTAGAGCTTGGTATCCAGGCACAGTACCTCCTTCAGAACGACACGTTCGTCAAGTCAATCAATACGCTCAGTGAGCAGATCGCAAATTCTATTCTGTCATCGGGTCTACCCGACACACAGAACCGCGAACGGCTTTACATGATGCACGCCGCACTCAACGAAATCGTTGGCCTTCTCAAGTCTCGTGTTGCCACTAAGGACAACATCGAGGCGATGGTCAACGACGACGATGAAGATGCGCCCATTAAGGACACAATGTAATTATGACCTCCATCCCTATGGACGAGGATACCACGAATACCGGCGCACTCTCTCCGGGTGACGCTGAAGAAGCATTCCTGAATCGTTGGAAATCGGACGCTCCCGAGGAGCTATCCGACGACGATGAAGGGGCAACCGAGGCTGATGACGAGCTTGAGACCGTCGAGGCATCGGACGAGGACAACCAGACCGAAGAAGTCGATGAGGACTCTGAGGACCCTGAAGAGACTCCCGTTAAGCCCAAGGCCGACCCTAAGTACGTCGATGACGACGAAGCGGTGGTTCGGATCAAGGTGGGCGACGAAGAGCTTCAGGCATCCGTAAAGGACCTCAAGCGCCTGTACGGTCAGGAAGCATCCCTCACCAAGAAGTCTCAAGAAGTCGCGCAGAAGCGCAAGGAAGTGGAAGATCAAGGCGCAATGCACCTTGTTGGCCTCCAGCGTCTCTATGAGAAGGCTGTTGAGCGTTACAAGCCATACGCCGACATCGACATGCTCGTAGCCTCCAAATCGCTGTCCAACGAAGAGTTCGCGGCTCTTCGGAACGAAGCGGGACGAGCCTACGAAGACGTCCAGTTCCTACAGAATGAGTTAGGAGGGTTCGTCCAGAACCTTGAATCCCAGCGCCAGCAGATGATCCGTGAGCAGGCGAAGGTTGCCATTCAGACCCTTCAGGACCCCGAACAGGGTATCCCCAACTGGTCCCAGGAAACCTACGACAACATCCGAGACTATGCCGTCAGAAGCGGTTTGCCAAAGGATGTCGTCAACAACATTGTTGACCCCATAATCATCAAGGCACTGTGGAAGGCCATGACCTATGACGCTGGAAAGAATGTGGCTACTGTGAAGAAAGCCAAGGCTCCAACAAAGGTGCTTAAGTCCAAGGCGTCTGCTGAAACCCAGCGTTTCGCAAAGACGGATGGCAAGAAAGCTCTCCAGAAACTCCGCTCTTCTGGCTCACGCGATGACGCCGCCAACGCATTCCTGTCTCGATGGGGTGTGGGCGACGAATAACAAGCCCCAACATCAACCAACTAAGAAGAAGACCATAACAAATGGCTACGTATACCACTTACGACCAGGTAGGTAAGGCCGAAGATGTCAGCGACATCATCAGCAACATCTCGCCCACCAAGACCCCGTTCTCGTCCAGCCTGAAGTCCGAGAAGATTTCTGCTCGTGCGTTCGATTGGCAGGAAGATTCGCTTCGCAGCGTTCAGGTTAACGCGCAGGTTGAAGGCTTCACCGCCTCTGACGCCACGCTGTCTGCTACCACGCTCCGCTCAAACGTGGCTCAGATTCTTGAGAAGACGATCAAGGTCTCTGCGACCGCTGACGTCATCAAGACCTATGGCCGCGCCAAGGAAACCGCCTATCAGCTTTCGAAGGCTGGCGAAGAGCTTAACCGTGACCTTGAGCACGCTATGGTCGGTCTCGACCAGGCTGCGGTGACGGGTAACTCCACGACTGCCCGCAAGATGGCTTCGGCTATCTATCAGATCAGCGCCACGACGACCGTGACGACCGACTCGTCCACGGGTACGACCGGCGACCAGGCTGGTCCGCTGACCGAAGCCAACGTGCTGACGCTGCACCAGACCCTCTACAACGAGGGTGGCGACCCGTCGATCCTGATGGTGAAGCCTGCTGATGCCAAGCTCGTTGCTGCCTTCACGGGTGCCTCGGGCCGTTATCGCACGATCAACGATGGCTCCAAGACCCTCGTGAACGCTGTGGACCTCTATGTCTCGCCGTTCGGTGAGCTGAAGGTTGTCATCAACCGCTTCCTGAAGTCCGACCACGCCCTCATGCTGGACCCGGATATGTGGCGCAAGGCTGTGCTGCGTCCGTGGAGCCGCACCATGCTGGCGAAGGACGGGGATAACGAGAAGCACCTGCTTGTTGGCGAGTATTCGCTGAAGCACATGAACCAGAAGGGTTCGGGTAAGATCAAGAACCTTACCTAATTCATCTGAATTGGCGGAAGGGCCGACATCATAAGTCGGGTCAAGAGTCGCGGGGCAGCTTTGTGCTCTCCTTGGGCTGACCTCGCGCCCCCTTCCTGCCTCTTTCCCCAACATACCGGACATTTCGATGACCAAGGACTTCCTAACGGACGTCTCGTGGCAGATCACGGACGCCGAACATGAGCTTGCGGGACTTACAATCCGCAAGGACCAAGAGATTACCTCCGACTTCCTTGACGGTCTCAAAGAAGACCGCCTCTCCTCCAAGGCCCGTGCAAACGAGTTTCACAAAGTTGCTTCGATCCCCGTTGTGGTCGTCGAGAAGTGGCTTCGGGAGGGCTTCGACATTTACCGTGAAGACCTCAAAGCCATCATGAAGAAACTCCGCGACGAGGACCTGACGGCATTCATCGCTACTGAAAAGAAGGTTTAAGCCTCATGAACTATGGTGAACTCAGGACGCAGTTCAAGAACATCCTGAATCGTTCTGACTGCACCAATGCGCTGGCCGACACCTTCATCTCTCAGGGTCTCGCACGTTCCCAGCGTGTCCTTCGCACCCCCGCAAACGAACAGTCAACTTCTACAACTGTTGGAACATCTTTCAACGGCATTACGGTTCCCAACGATCTTATTGAGGTCATCACGTTTGATTGTGATGGGACGAAGGTTAACTTTTTGCCTGTCCAACGCTGGCTTGAGTTAGATCAGGATGCTTCTGGCACACCGGAATATTGGACTAGGGTAGGCTCCACATTCAAATTTAAGCCTACACCAACGCAGGGCAAGGTATTGACCCTGTATTACTACGGTGAGTTCACAGAGTTCACTGATGACAGCACAGAGACGACACTAAGTGTCATCGCGCCTGACCTGATTGTGTACGGTGGTCTCACATTTGCTGCCGATTACTTTCTTGACGAGCGCAAGGACCTCTTTGAGCAGCGTTACATGATGTCAGCTCAAGAGCTTCAGGAACAAGCATACAGCGCAGAGGGTGGTGGCTCCGTTCAGCCCGCATACGACCTCGGGGGGTACTAATGGCTGACTCCAGCTTCTTCAACAAGACGGGTACGCCGCCTAGCGATCCGTCACAATTTACTGTGGATGACCACGGCCTGTTGAGTGGGCTGGCAGACGACGACCATACTCAGTATCACAACGATACCAGGGGTGATGCGCGTTATTATACTAAGTCTCAGGTTGACACATCACTCGCTGGTAAGGCCAATACGTCACATACCCACGTTATTGCCGACACCACTGGTCTCCAGACGGCTTTGGATGGCAAGGCTGCTCTGGTACACACGCACGTACTTGCTGACATAACTGATGCCGGTACTGCGGCTGCTTCAGACACCACGGACTTCGCTACGGCGGCTCAAGGAACTCTGGCTGCATCCGCAGTCCAGCCGGGAGACCTAGCAACGGTCGCCACCACGGGTGCTTACAGTGACCTCACGGGCATCCCAAGCACCTTTACGCCATCCTCGCACACCCACACGGCCAGCGAAGTCACAGACTTCTCTGAGGCTGTGGATGACCGTGTGTCTTCCCTTCTTGTTCAAGGTACTGGCGTTACGCTTACCTACAATGATTCAGCGGGTACACTGACGATTGATGTACCTTCTGGTTCTGGGGATGTGACCGGCCCAGCCAGCGCCGTCGATAGCCGACTTGCGGCCTTCGATGGGACCACTGGTAAGGTCATCAAGGACTCAGGCTACTCTGCGTCCTCGTTCGCGGCCTCAAGTCACACTCACGCCATCAGCGATGTAACGAACCTCCAGACGACTCTGGACGGCAAGGCTGCGTCTTCTCATACCCACGCCATCAGCGATGTAACGAACCTCCAGACGACTCTGGACGGCAAGGCTGCGTCTTCTCATACCCACGCCATCAGTGACGTGACGAACCTTCAGACCTCTCTGGATGGGAAGGTCAGTGACACGGGCGATACGATGACAGGGACGCTCACGCTTCCTGACATCACCTTCACTGCTGGGCCAACCGTAACCACTGGATCAGGTACTCCAGAAGGTTCTGTATCGGCTCCTGTAGGTTCTCTGTTCATCAGGACGGACAGTGGTTCTCACCCCAAATTTTATCTTAAGGATAACGGTAGCGGACAAAACGGGTGGGCTGCGCTTCTCCCATTGGCAGGTGCTACTTGGAGTGACTTTTGATGTCCGATTACGAGCGCGAAATTGGCGAGATGACCGCCCGTCTCCGACACCTTGAGGAGTCACTTTCAGAGGTCAGGACGGAACTCAGAACAATCTCATCGACACTCAGTGAAGCAAAAGGCTCTTGGCGCACTCTCTTGGCGGTCGCTGGGTTCTCCAGCGTTGTCGGCGGGCTTCTTGTGAAGTTTCTCCCGTTCCTGGGGAATATCCGATGAGCAAGAGCAAACTTACAGCGACCCAGAAGCCGTACCGCAAGGTAACAAAGCGCCGTTCAAAGGCTCCTCCGCTGAACCACAAGAAGAAGCTGGGACCCAAGGAAAGATAACCACATGAAACTTACGCAGGAAGGTCTCGACCTCATCAAGAGGTTTGAGGGCTTCAGGGACCATTGGTACAAATGCCCTGCTGGTGTTTGGACGTGCTGCTACGGTCACACCGAGGCTGCTGGTTCCCCCAAGTACGAGCCAAACAGAAAGTTCAGCCGCGATGAAGGTGAACGCATCCTAAAAGCTGACCTCAAGAAGTACGAGGACGCCGTTAGGAAGGCCGTCAAGGTAGACCTCAACGATGAGCAGTATTCAGCCCTTGTCAGCTTTACCTACAACGTAGGCCCAGGAAACCTACTGAAGTCTTCCGTTCTTAAGGCAGTCAACGAGAAGCGTTTTGATCTCGTTCCGGCTCGTTTGGCTCTTTGGAACAAGGGCGGGGGTAAGGTACTCAAGGGTCTTGTGGACCGCAGAAGTGCCGAAGCTGATCTGTTTATGAAAGACGAACCGAACGAGGTTCCGCACTTCTCAACAGACATCACGCCATCACAGGGAAAGCCCCCGGTTGCTTCAACTACCAACATCGCTGCCACAGGTGCGGCGGTTGCGGCGGGTACAGGGGTTGTCCGTGAGATTACTGCAAACGTATCGGATACCGTTCAGCTCTTTGGTATCGACGTCAAGTGGATACTCGTGGCCGTGAGCCTCGCAGGTATCCTTGCGGCCTTCTGGATAATCAAGGAGCGCGTCTGGAAGAGCCGTCAGGAGGGCGTATGACCTGGCTCCTCAACGCGGCACTATCGCCCATCTACAAGTTCGCGGCCCTGCTTGGGGTCGTCTTTGTGGCTATCGGGGCAATCTACGCCAAAGGGCGGTCGGACGCCAACTCACGAAACACCATTCGATCCTACAAGGAAACCCAAGATGCTATCGAAGCAACTAGCCGCGCCCGTGCTGCTGTTGAGCGTGCTCCTGCTGACAGGTTGCGCGACAACGATGGCTGGAAACGGGATTAAGTCAACCTGCATGACCATGAGGCCAATCTCGTGGTCTAAGGAAGACACTGACCAGACCATCAAGGAGGTCAAGTCCCACAATGCCGCCTACAAGGCGCTATGCAAGTAACGCAACGCCGGTCCCCCAACGGGGATCGGTGTTTTTGGACAGTTGACACCTGTAGAATGTTTCTGTACCAATGCTTTGTCTAGAAACGGAGTTTCAAGTGTCGCAACCTAACTCAAATCACAGTGATCTTCACAGACTTTACACAGTATTGGAAGAGTTCAAGAAGATCAGCCCGACGATGCCGGTCCAGCAAATACTGGCCTTTTTGTCGGTCGCCATGCACGAAGGCACGAGCCTCAAAGAACTCGTGGAGGTTTCAAAGACCAAAACGCCCACAATGAGCCGCCATTTGATTGACTTGGGACCCCGAAACCGTCGAATGGAGCCGGGGTACAAGTTGATCGAATGTCGTCAAGACCCGATGGAACTGCGGAAGAACCAATACACACTCTCCGAGCGCGGTCGTTTCCTCATCAACAACATTGCACAGAAGATGAACCACCATGGCGATCTACGCTGACAAGAAGTACGGCAAGCCCACGGGCCGCTGGCGCGTGGAGGTGCAGGTCAACGGCAAGCGGGCGCGGGGCCGCTTCGACACCATTGAGGAAGCCCGCAAGGCAGAGTCCGCGTGGCTGCAAGCCTTCCCCGAGACTGCCAAGACCCGTGAGGATACCCGAGGTGTCCCCAAGCGTCTCAAGGACCTCGTTGCGCGGGCCGAGGGAGCCTTGTGGAAGGGCAAGCGTAGCCGGGAGCTGACCGAGACCCGTCTGGATCGCATGGTCGCCCTGTGTGGTCCTGAGACGCTTCTGGACGGCATCACGACCGACCGTCTGGACAGGGTGGTCGCTACGCTTGCTGACGAGGGCTTGGAGACCTCGACCATTAACAAGTACCTCAGTGCGCTCCACAAGCTCCTGACGTGGGGCAGGGACCGGCGCTGGCTCACCGAGCTTCCGGTGTTCCCGTGGCAGGACGAGGACCAAGGACGCATCCGGTGGATCACCGAAGACGAGGAACCGAAGCTCCTCTCGCTGTTGTCCGATGAGGTCTCGGTGCTGACCCGCGTAGCCATCGCCACGGGGATGCGGCGTGGAGAGCTTCTGAGCCTTGAGCGGACGCAGGTGGAGCCGGGGTGGGTAAGGCTGTGGAAGACCAAGACCAAGGTGCCACGCTCTGTCCCTATTGGCCCACGGACCTATGAGGACCTGATGTGGCTTCTGGATGTCGGAATGCCGACCGAGCATGTCTTGAGGTATCAGTGGGAGAAGGCCCGAGCGGCGATGGGTCTGGAGGGGGACCCGTGGTTTACCTTCCACGTCACCCGTCACACCTGCGCGACAAGATTAGTCCAAGCAAACGTGAACCTTCGCCTAGTACAACAGTGGCTTGGACACAAAAGGATCGAGACGACGATCCGCTATGCCCAGGTGTCAGACTCGATGCTAAGTGGGGCTTTTTCACAGGCGGAAAACTTCCTCCACGGGGTACTAGACACATCCCCCACGGTGGGGTACAGGGCCATTCCCGACATCGCTGCGCCTACCGCCAGCAACCCAAGGACGGCGAAAGGCACATCCCGTTGCCCTCTGCCTCCCCCGAAGGTTGCGATACCGGCGATACGCATTGCGGGCGTGGTGAAATTGGCAGACACGCAGGATTTAGGTTCCGCCAATCTTCTGAGCGATCTCAAGACCTTAGAGCAATCTGAACCGTACATGGAGGGGGGATAACACACCCCCTTTTGAGTCTACAGTTACCGATTGTCAACACTAGCCTGCTAAGTACCTGACACTACATTAAAAAGCTAAAAGGTAGAGTTACGCAGAAAACAAGGGGCCGTCGATGTCTTTTGATCTACAGGAACGTCAGATACATCTCGAAACACAGAGTTTGCAGGAGGGATACGAAAGATACTTAAGACAACAAGAGAGACTTAAGGAAGACCAAGGGAATGATTCTACTTCTACCTCAAAGAAGATCATTAAAGGTTGTCTTAAGGATGTCGTAAGTGAACTTACGTATTACCTAGAGACAGCCTCAAACTCTGGCAAAGGGAAGTCTCCAGTTGCTTATGGTTATCTCAAAGACCTTGAGGTCGATACGTTAGCACTGATAGCTCTTTCGGCTGTGTTCAACGGCCTTGGCCGTCAGTCCACAGTGTCTCAGGTGTGCATCAGTGCAGGCCGTATGGTTGAGAACGAACTGTGGGCGCAGGGTCTCAAAAGCCGCGACAGTGGGCTTTACGAACGCCTTGTGGAACGCGCCATGAAGACCCACGGCAACATCGGGTACAGGCGCAAGGCCATTCGCGCCACAGCGGCCAAGGAGGGCTATCAGCCCGATCCGCTGACCAACGATGTCCGAGCCAACATAGGGGCACCTCTGGTCAACGCAGTCCTCCAAGGCTGTGCGGGGGTGTTCATGCTGTACTCGGTCCATGCCAACAAGGAGCCTGAGCGGCGCATAGGGTTGACCCAAGACGGCTCAAGCCTGCTTGACGAACTCACGGGACTGGAGGCGTGGATGTACCCCGTCTACAAGCCAATGGTTGTCCCCCCGAAGCCTTGGGTGTCCTTCGACACAGGCTGTTACCTCTCCGAGTCATTAAGCCGAAACGTGCCTTTGGTCCGTACCTGGAACCGAGAGCACAAGGCGATGGTCAAGCAAGCGATTGCCAGCGGAGTGATGCAGCCGTGCCTTGAGGCTCTGAACGCCATCCAAGGTACGCGATGGCGGATCAACCAGCCGATGCTTGAGGTTGTCAAGTGGGCATGGGACCGAGGGGTGACTCTCGACAGCTTCCCGCAACGGTTCCACCTGAAGAAGCCAGCGCGTCCCGAGACGTGGGAAACTCTGACTGACAACGAGAAGAAGGCGTGGCGGATTAGGGTCTCCAAGATCGCGGAACGCAACCGGGGGATCGACGGAGAGCGCGTGGTGATGCTTCAGGACCTCGCGGTAGCTGACGAACTCGCCAGCGTCCACGGGTTCTACATCCCGCACTCGCTGGACTTCCGTGGACGTGTCTATCCCGTTCCCCACTTCAACCAGCAGAGAGCGGATCACATCAAAGGGCTTCTTGAGTTTGCGGAGGGTATCCCCCTCGGTGACGAAGGGGCTTATTGGCTTGCGGTCCACCTCGCCAACTGTGGGGACTTCGACAAGCTCTCCAAGAAGTCGCTGGACTATCGAGTGGAGTGGGTAACGGCCAACCACGACTTGATCGTAAGGATCGCTACGAACCCCTACGAAAACTTCGACCTCTGGGGCAAAGCCGATGCTCCCTTCCAGTTCCTTGCAGCGTGTTTGGACTATGCTGGGTTTTTGAAGGATGGCTTTGACCACGTAAGTCACATCGCGGTGGCTTTGGACGGCTCCAACTCGGGCCTCCAGCACTACTCAGCGGCTCTCAGGAGTCCTGAAGGAGCCTTGGTGTGCCTTACGCCATCTGACCAGCCTGCGGACGTCTATCAGGCTGTCTGTGACCGCGCCAAGGGCATCGTGGAAGCAGATGCGGCCAAAGGTGAGCAGATTGCCACGGTCGTGCTGGCTAACGGTGTCACGAGGTCACTGGTCAAGCGCAACGTAATGACCTTTGCGTATTCCTCTGAGCAGTTCGGGTTCGCCCAGCAGCAACGAGAGGACCTGATGCAGCCGTTGGCTCTTAAGGTTCTTGAGGGACAGCTAGTCGATCACCCTTACGGCTTGGACAATGGCTTCAAGGCATCACTCTACATCGCCAAGGTAGTGTGGAGAGCTGTGAACGAGATCGTCAAGGACGCCTCGGAAGGCATGAAGTTCTTCCAGAGGTGCGCCCAGGTTCTCGCTCACGAGCGCAAAGGGTTATCGTGGGTCACTCCCATCGGCCTCCCTGTGCTCCACAAGTACACTGATTGGGACATGAAGACGGTCAAACTCTTCCTGTACGATCAGAGCGTCCCTGTGGTGAACGCCAAGTCTGATGACAAGGTGGACGGTGATGATGTTCTCAAGGCTCTCCGTGCGCGTATCAGGGTCCGTCCCAACGAGCACATCAACAAGGACAAGGCCAAGAGCGCAGTAGCTCCAAACATCATCCATTCGCTTGATGCAAGCCACCTCATGCTGACCGTGCTGGCCTCACAGGAACAGGACATCAGTTCCTTCAGCCTCATCCACGACAGTTTCGGAACCCACGCCGGTAACACCACAAAGTTCTTCCAGATCATCCGCGAAGCCTTCGTGGAGATGTACGAGAACTATGACCCTTTTGAGGAGATTAGGTATCAAACCGAAAAGGCACTCGAAGACAAAACCAAAACCCCAGAGGTCCCCGCCAGAGGGAACCTCGACCTCACCCAAGTTATCAACTCGCTCTACGCCTTCGCCTGATTACCGCGAGTGGCTAGAGCACCCTGACCCCAACATTCGGGACTTGGTGGAGCAGATGACGGCCTATGGCCTTCGCTTCTCTGGCTTCCGTATGTCCCACCTAGCTCTCATGCAGAGCGTGGGACTTGATCCAACCATCATCGGCATCGAGGTCGAGAGACAACTCTCACTGATGCCATCCAAGGAGTTCCATTAGTGACTGAACCACAGAAGATGCACCAAGACCGCGTTTTGCGGCGCATCATCGAAGAAGAGAACGAGTATGGCAACGGCTTTCGCCTCAAGATCACGGTGGACCCTGATGCCCCTCTTGATAAGTACGTTTCCCTTGACCTGATCTACAGGTGTGAAGGCGAAGACACCGAAGACTACGTAGGTGTCATTTTGTCCCCACAGGCAGCTTTTGACATCGCTCGTAACCTTGAGAAGGCTGCATACAGCATTATTGACAAGGATGACACCACGAATGGCTAAGAAGATTCCCTTCGTAAGCCCCCTTGGTATCGCACGCTACCCCCACATCACCACACCGGACTCGACGGGGAAGTATGCTGACAACAAGTTCAAGGTGCAGGTACTCATACCCAAGAAGGAAGCAGAGCCGCTTGTTCAGCAGCTTAAGACCCTCGCAAAGGAACTGAAGGTCGATAAACTCCCTTTCAAGGAGGACAAGGACGATCCCTCGATGCTCGTGTTTGTCGCCAAGTCCAAGTTCAAGCCCCTGATCTTCGATGCCAAGCGTAACGAAGTAAAGAAGGTGGACCTGCGGGTAGGTGCTGGCTCGAAGCTCCGCATCGGCGGCATCGTGTTTCCCTACGACACTGGCCTTAGCCTTCAGATGAAGCAGGTCCAGATCATCGACCTCGTGGACGGCGCTAACGCTATGTTCGACGAGATGGAAGGCAGCTTCGATGCCTCGGAGTTTGATGGCTCCGACAACGGCTCGATGTTTGATGCCGCCGAAGGTAATGGGCTGGACATCTAAGCGCCGCCACAAGCCTCAGTTAGAGTCACGTTACAGATCACGTTTTGAAGCCAGGGTAGCCGCTAGTCTGGAGGCCCACGGGGTATCCTACGAATACGAGACCTTCAAGGTCGAGTACGAGGTCCCCGCGAGGAGAGCAAAGTACCTCCCAGACTTCCGGCTACCCAACGGTATCATTGTGGAAGCGAAGGGCCGCTTCGAGGCCAAAGACCGCGCCAAGCATCTGTGGATCAAGGCGCAGCATCCCGAACTCGACATTCGCTTCTGTTTTCAGAACGCATCCAACCGACTCTACAAAGGTTCACCTACTTCCTACTCCGACTGGTGCGGGAAGTACGGCTTCACGTATTGCGAAAAAGAAATCCCAATAACTTGGATAAACGAGAATGCGCGAACTAAAGGTAAGTCCGCAGGCCCGAAAGGTGCTGCGTCATCTTGAGCGTCACCGGAGCATCACACCGCTGGAAGCCCTCGGTGTCTACGGCATCTTTCGCCTTGCCGCTCGTGTCTACGAGCTTCGGCGTGAAGGCTTCAACGTGGTCACGACGATCATGCGTGACGAGAACGAGAAGCCCTATGCCAAGTATGTGTTGGCGAGGGCCACGCATTGAAGCTGAAAGTCCTCGACCTCTTTGCAGGGATCGGGGGCTTTTCTCTTGGTCTTGAGAGAACAGGCGGTTTTGAGACCGTAGCGTTCTGCGAGATCGACAAGAAGGCTCAGAAGGTCCTCAAGAAACACTGGCCGGATATTCCGGTCTTTGATGATGTCAAAGGTATCAATGCAGAAACACTCAACGCAATTGGAGTTAGACCTGATGTCGTCACCGGAGGCTTCCCCTGCCAAGACATCAGCACCGCAGGGAAGGGCGCAGGACTCGCAGGGGAGCGAAGCGGTCTCTGGTTTGAAATGCTCCGCATCATCAAGGAAACGAGGCCGCAGTACGCGATCATCGAAAACGTCTCAGCCCTTCGCTCTCGCGGATTGGAAGTCGTCCTCGGGGGCCTCGCTGAGATCGGGTATGATGCGGAGTGGCACTGTATACCCGCTTCCGCCGTTGGCGCACCCCACAAACAGAGAGATCGCATCTGGATTGTGGCCTACCCCGAGTGCCAACGAGGACGCAGCAGGGAGCATACGGGGCAACATGCAGTTTATGCTGACACACGCTGTAAAATTGAGCTTGCCGAAGCAGACCGAGGCTGGTGGGCAATTGAACCCAGCGTGGGTAGATTGGTTGATGGGTTTCCCGGTCGATTGGACCGCCTTAAGCAACTTGGAAACGCCGTCATCCCACAGTTTCCAGAACTGATTGGAACGGCACTTTTGCGCCATAACAGTCTACAAGGAGCAACAGTTGACAGTTGCCGAACTGACTGAATCAAAATTCCTACACCACGAACCGTGTCCATCTTGCGGTTCTAAAGACAACCTGGCGCGTTACGCCGATGGAGGAGCTTACTGCTTTGGATGCAAGTACGTTGAGCGAGGCGAGGGACAAGATAGGTCTTCTGTTGCACTTTATTCTGGAGGGAGACTACAAAACGGCGAGTTACTTCGCGGGACGATTGGAGCAATTGCTAATCGACGCCTCGACGAAGATACCTGCCGACTCTTCGGATACGAAACCGGAGACGATAACGGAGAGCCTTGCCACATCGCCCCTTACCGGGACCGTCTGGGACACGTAGTCGCCCAAAAGATCAGGAAGGCAGGCAAGAAGTTCAAGGTCGTCGGTGACGCCAAGGCCATGGGTCTCTTCGGAGACCACTTGTGGTCCAAGGGCAAGCGCATCGTCATCACCGAGGGCGAGATAGACGCAATGTCCGTCAGCCAAGCCATGGGCAACAAGTGGCCCGTGGTAAGCCTGCCTAACGGTGCCCAAAGCGCCGTCAAGGCCATTCAGAAGTCTTACGACTATCTAGATGGCTTTGAAGAGATCGTCCTCATGTTCGACCAAGACGAGCCGGGGCGTGAAGCTGCCTCAAAGGTCGCTGAAATCCTCCCGGTAGGCCGCGTCAAGATCGCAAGCCTTCCCATGAAGGACCCCAACGAACTGCTCGTGGCCGGTCGTGCCGGTGAGATCGTTCAGGCCATGTGGAACGCAAGGCCATATCGCCCAGACGGCATTGTGATGGCCCAGGACCTAAAGTCCACTGTGCTGTCTCACGACAACGAAATGGGGTTCCCGTACCCATTCACGGCGCTCAACAAGATCACCCGTGGCATCCGTCCTCAAGAACTTGTGGTTATCACCAGCGGCTCTGGGATGGGTAAGACGACTTTCGTGCGTGAGATTGCCTATGCCCTCCACACGGCGGGTAACAAGGTCGGCCTCATCATGCTTGAGGAGTCCAACAAGCGGACCCTTCAAGGCTTGGTGGGCCTTCATCTGAACAAGAACATCCTAGTGGACCGTGCGCTCAGTAGCGACGAGGAGATTGGCAATGCGTTTGACGATCTTTTTGGTGAGCGTGATGTGGCTCTGTACGACCACTTTGGTTCTACAGATGTGGACAACATCATCAACCGCATCCGGTACATGGCCCGCGCCTTGGGATGTACTCACATTGTTGTCGATCATCTCAGCATCCTTGTGTCTGGTCTTGCGACTGGTGACGAACGGAAGCTCATAGACATGGCAATGACCAAGCTCCGCACCCTCGTGCAGGAAACTGGCATCACCTTGTTTGTCATCAGCCACCTCAAGAGACCTGAAGGCAACCTGGGCCACGAAGATGGGGCCAAGGTCCACCTCGGGCAACTCCGAGGCTCCCACGGCGTCGCCCAGTTGGCTGACATCTGCATTGCGCTCCAGAAGCCCGACGAAGAGACAACCGACAGCACCGAACTGCGTATCCTCAAGAACCGATTTACCGGCGAAGTGGGAAGCGCAGGCACCCTTACATACAACCGGGAGACCGGACGATTGACGGAGAGCGTGTTTTGATCCTCTCGCCTCTCTGGTTCCTCACATACATCCTCGTGATCGGAAAGATCGCAGGACACCTCACTGACTGGTCGTGGCTTCTCACGCTTCTACCAGCCGCAATCTCAATGTTCATCGAGAGCTTCATGGTTGAAGTAATCGACATCGACGAGGAGGACCCACATGGTCCTTAGTGCTTACCTATTGGCTGCGGCAGTTACCACTACTGAGCCTAAGACTGAAAAGCAGCCTCGCAAGGACTGCTTCCAGGTCGAGAGTCTTATCAGCGACCTCCAGAAAGATGGCTTTAATGTCATCCGTGGGGATCGTGACGTTGCTAAATCCTACTTAGGAACACTAGCGCGCTTTGGTGGTCCTGAGCCGCCTGATGGTATTGATGCCATTGAGGGCATCCTGTTCATAACGCTCCCCAAGACTCCTGACAAGGTTATGGTCAGCTTGATTGATCGTGACAACAACGTGTGTCACTCAACGATCATCCCTACGCAAATTCACGAAGCCATCCTGCGTGGGGTGTGAGATGGATGAACTCGTTAAGAAGATGGAGAAGATCAGACAGCTTGTGGACGCTGAAGAAGTCGCCAGACAGGCTTTCGTAGTTGATCCGACTCACAAGAATGCTGTGGCAATACAAAAGCTGAAGCAACAGCGAAATGCCATCCGCAGAACCCTTCCGGCAATTCGGGAGGCTGCTTGACGAGGCTGGTGTTCGATATTGAAACGAACGGCCTCTTAGACACCATCACAACCATCCACTGCCTCGTGACCCTTGATGTCGATAGCGGTCACTTGGAGTCCTACGGCCCCAACGACATCGACGCGGGCGTAAAGCAACTCCAAGACTCTGACGAACTCATCGGCCACAACGTAATCAAGTTCGATCTCCCAGCCATCACCAAGCTCTTCCCGTGGTTCACCCCACGCGGCAAGGTGACTGACACGCTGGTACTCTCACGTCTCATCTACAGTGACATAAAGTCCGAAAAGCAGGACGGCCTCCGTCTGGCAACAGGCCAGATCACCAAGGACGCCTATGGGTCACATTCCCTTGATGCGTGGGGCCAGCGTGTCGGTCTCCACAAGCTGAAGTACGAGGGTGGCTGGGAGGAATGGACCCCTGAGATGCAGGTGTATTGTGAGCATGACGCTCGTGTGACCCTTGCTCTCTGGAAGTTCCTGAAGCCTTGGGACTACAGCCAAGTCTCGGTTGACCTTGAGCACAGCGTTGCGAAGCTGTGTGCCAAGATCGAGGACAATGGGTGGCCCTTCGACGTCAAAGGAGCCGTGGAGCTGTACGCTAGGCTTGCACAGCGGCGTGACGAGCTGAAGGTCGAACTCCAAGGACTGTTCGATCCTTGGGAAGAGGTGGACCGTGTTGTCACCTACAAGAGGCCCAACAAGAAACTAGGTATCCAAGCCGGGGACACCCGCACCTACATGAAGACCGTGGTGTTCAACCCAGGTAGCCGTCAGCACATCGAGAAGTGCCTGATCGCCAAGTATGGGTGGAAGCCAGAGGTCTACACACCTACCGGACAAGCCAAGATCGACGAAGATGTCCTTGGCAAACTTGAGTACCCTGAAGCCAAGAAGCTGGGTGAGTTCTTCCTTGTGGAGAAGCGCATCGGACAACTGGCCGAGGGGGACCAAGCGTGGATCAAGCTGGAACGCAAAGGGAAGGTACATGGAAGCTACAATACCAACGGGGCTGTTACTGGAAGAGCTACACACAGCAACCCAAACATTTCTCAAGTCCCTTCCGTACAAGCCGAGTTCGGTCGGGAGTGCCGTGCACTGTTCTACACACCCCGTGGGTGGAAAACTGTTGGCGCAGATTACAGTGGCCTTGAGCTTCGATGTCTCGCCCACTACATGGCTACCTTCGACAACGGAACCTACGCCCGAGAGGTCGTAGATGGTGACGTTCATACTGCTAATCAAAAAGCAGCCGGTCTCCCAACCCGTGCCAACGCCAAGACCTTCATCTATGCCTTCCTGTATGGAGCAGGGGATGAAAAGATCGGAAAGATCGTCGGTAAAGGCTCCCGTGAAGGACGCGAACTCAAAAAACGCTTCCTCCAGGCAACACCCGCTCTAGCGAGCCTCAAGAAAGCCGTCAGCAACGCAGCGTCCCGAGGATATCTCAAGGGCCTCGACGGACGCATCCTGCCCATCCGCTCCTCTCACGCCGCCCTGAACACGCTCCTCCAGAGCGCAGGAGCCGTGCTGTGCAAAGGGTGGATCACAGGCATCGACGAAGCACTCAAAGCCTCTGGCCTCAAGCATGGCTGGGATGGCGACTACGCCTTCTTAGGATGGATACATGACGAAATACAGATCGCAGTCAAAGAAGGCTACGAAGAGCAAGTCGGAAAGACATGCCTCCGAGTGGCCGAAGAAACTGGACACCGATTCAGTTTCAAATGCCCCCTTGCCTCCGAGTACAAGATTGGAAGCAATTGGGCCGAAACGCATTGATAGCCTGCTGAAGCAAGTCCTCCACACCATCTGGACCTGCCAAGTCACCACCAAATCAGACTTTGCCCGCGAACATGCGGACTTCGTGGCTATGGCCGCGAGTATGGGTCTCATCTCAACACGCATAATGGAGGAAATCTATGGCCGTCAGTGGCAGATCACTTCACGCGGTCTTGCCGCGCTCGAAGAGCACTACGGAATCAAAACCACGGAAAACGACCAAGAAGATCAACTCGACATCTTCGCCTAAGTTGGTGTGGGTCGAGTGGGTAGACGCAGTTGTGGACGGCGGATGGGAAGTCGGAAAAGCAAATTCAAAAGTAGACCTCGTAACAAGCGTTGGCTGGCTCTTGGATCGCAACGAATCCGAGGTCGTCGTCGCGGCAGACATCTCGACCGATATGGACGGCGAGTTACATACGAACCGCCGGTTAGCGATACCAGCCCCGTGGATCAAAGCAATCAAGGAAGTGAAGCTATGAACTTGAACGAATACCAGACCCAGGCACGAAAGACCGCCATCGGCATGACGCCAGAGCACATGGTCTTCGGGTTGCTTGAAGAAGGTGGTGAGGTCGCAGGTATCCTGAAGAGGTACTATCGCGGCGATGAGGAATACGAGAACGAAGTCGGTGATCTCTCGCCGTTTGCTCTCGACCGCATGAAGGCCGAACTCGGGGATGTGCTTTGGTATACCGCGATGCTTGCAGATGTCTGTGGGTTCACCCTTGAGGATGTCGCGCGGGAGAACGTAGCAAAGCTCCAGAGGCGCAAGGCCAAGGACATGATCCACGGTTCCGGGGATGACCGATAAAGAATGAGCGAACCAAAAGAAGGCGATGTGATCGCCGTTTGGTTCTCATGTGGTGCAGCAAGTGCGGTAGCGGCGAAAAAGACCATCGAACGATACGGAAATCTTTGTGATGTTCGTATCATCAATAACCCTGTAATTGAAGAAGATGTAGACAACCTTCGATTCTTACGAGATGTGGAAGGCTGGCTAGGGGTTAAGATTGAGTTCGCCACCAATCCTAAGTACCCATCATGTTCCACTGTGGATGTGTGGGAAAAGAGAAAGTTCATGGCAGGACCTAAAGGTGCGCCATGTACTCTGGAACTTAAGAAAGCTGCTAGACAACACTGGGAACAAACAAACAAAGTCGATTGGCATGTCCTTGGGTTTACGTTTGATGAGGAACACCGCCACAAACGCTTCACTTTAACAGAACGTGATAACGTCTTACCAGTTCTCATAGACGCGCAGATAACGAAGCAAGACTGCTTCTCTCTCTTGAGCGGGGCTGGCATACAACTACCCCGCATATATTCTCTTGGATATCCTAATGCCAACTGCATTGGGTGTGTGAAAGCATCCTCTGCAACGTATTGGAATTTGGTCAGAGAGCAACATCCCGCTGTCTTTGAACAGCGATCAAAGCAATCCAGAAAACTAGGGGCCAAGTTGGCCTACCATAAAGGAAGGAGGGTGTTCTTAGATGAACTCCCGGCTGACGCGAAGGGACGACCATTGAAAACTATGGACATAGAATGTGGAATATTTTGTGAGGAAAGGTCTTCAATATGAGCTTTGTGATCCTTACGACCCCTGAGTGCGTGTGGTGCGAGAAGGCAAAGAACCTGATCTCGTCACACGGCTACAAGTACGTCGAGTTTGACGTCACGACCCACAAGCCTCTTCGTGAGTTCATGAGCGCCAACCTGCTCATGACAGTCCCACAGGTCTACATGCTGGGAGAATATGTCGGAGGTTACAACCAACTCGTTCCATTTCTGGAAGAAGAACGCCGTGGCAAACTTACAGTCTAGCAAGATCGTCATACTAGGGACGCACCCGGACAGCCTGTTGGCCTTTGATCCGGTTGCCCACGCCCGGGACGAAATCTGGGGTATGGCCCACCACAACAAGACGCTGCTTCACGCTACCCGAGCCTTCGAGGCCCACAGCCCCGAGATCGTGTGGGAGCATGGTGGCAATGGGCACATCCAGAGGCTCAAGAAGATCGCCCACGAGATGCCCCTCTATACGATGTGGTCGTGGCCCATGGAGCTTGGGCCAATGCACAAGATCGTCACAGCGGCCAACCTGGCTGACCAAGGTATCGTCAGGTGGCGGGCCGAGGACTGGAACAACACCGGGGAAGCGATTGGTAGCACTCCGTTCATCGAAAGCAGCATTGGGTACATCTTGGCGATGGCCCTGCGAGAGGCGGTGTCTACCCCAATGGTGTCCGACATCTATTTGTACGGCATCAACATGAGCGGTAGTGACGAGTACACCTATCAGCGTCCTAACGTCTGCTACCTGATCGGCAAGGCGGAAGGCATGGGCATCAAGGTTCATACGCCGCCCAAGTGTTCCATCTTCAGCAGCCAGTGGACCGGACGTGTCTATGGGCATCCCAAGAACCTCCACGACATCATTTATTACCTGAGACCTGAAGGAGCACCCAAGGATGACGAGTGATCGTGAGTTCGATGTCCGTGCTTACGAAGAGGGGTATCGCGCTGGAAAGCATGATGCACAGGCAGAAATTGAGCGGCTGCGGGCGGCGCTAAGGGCTGTTGTTGATTTTATCGCAGAAGCCCGCGCTGCGCTGGAGGAAAGCAATGGGAGGTGACAAATGATCCGACCTGACCAAGTACCTTCCGAGTCCGTCCAGGCGGCATGGCAAGCCCTGATGGCCCCGGATGCCCTGGCGATGTACAGGGCCATAGCCGCCGCCATCAATGCGTGGCCGGAATCTCACTGGGTTGGTGATTTCGGATTGCATCTCCCCGTACCGAGCGAAGGAGGTGACGCATGACAACACTCCTCATTGACGGAGACCTGTTGCTCTATCGCTCAAGTTCTGCGACCGAGACAGAAATCCAGTGGGACGAAGACAACTGGATACTCCACAGTAACCTAACGGAGTCAAAAGACCTCTTCACGACAGCCCTAGACGGCATAACGAACGCTCTAGGTACTCGGTCGATCATCATGTGTCTGTCCGACTCCGCAAACTTCCGCAAGGACCTTACGCCGACCTACAAGTCAAAACGCAAGGAGACCCGCAAGCCCATCGTGTTTCGGGCGATGCTCGAATGGATCAAGGAAACCTACGATCCGATCATCAAGCCACGCCTAGAGGCCGATGATGTCTTGGGGATACTTGCGACACATCCGAACTACAGCGGGAAGTGTGTGGTCGTCAGTGACGACAAGGACATGCAGACTCTTCCGTGTAGCTTGTATCGCCAAGGGGAACTCAAAGTCATCACTGAGGACGAGGCAGATTACTTTTGGGCCTTCCAGACACTCACGGGCGACAGCACCGATGGGTACTCAGGATGTCCTGGGATTGGCCCTAAGAAGGCTGAGAGTATCCTTGCCGGAAAACCCTACTGGCCCAAGATCGTCAACACCTATCGCAAAGCTAACCTGACCGAGGACGATGCGCTGTTAAATGCGAGGCTTGCCCGCATCCTGCGTTACTCGGATTGGGACGTTGCCAATCAGAAAGTTAAGCTATGGACACCTCCAAGCCCATCCTCGGAGAATGCCTCCGATACAAACACTATCCCTGCTACGCCCAATCTTGCTGCTTGAGTGAGACGCCAGTGAATGACGATTTCGACAAGCAGTTTGACGAGAAGATGGAGCAGGCCGACGTCATTCACAAGCCATCCCACTACGCCAAGTGGCCCATCGAGCCTGCCACATTCATCATCCGAAACGGTATGGAGTTCTGGCGGGGAAATATCGTCAAGTATGCCACCCGCGCTGGTCATAAGACCTACAGCGGCATGGACAAGGCAGAGAGCGAGATAACCGACCTCAAGAAGATCATCAGATACGCCGAAATGCGGATCAACCAACTGAATGGAGAACAGACGCTTTGACCGAGACAAAGAAGCAGGGACCAACCCTGCCAATCTCTGAAGAAATACACCAGCTCAAGTACCGCCAAGACGGCGAAAGTTTCCGAGAGGCAATGTCCCGCATCGCTGACGCCCTCAAGGACGATGAAGCTCACTTCCACAAGTTCCGAGACATCCTGCTTGACATGCGCTTCCTCCCGGCTGGCCGCGTACAGGCTGCGATGGGTGCTGCTCGTCAGGTAACGCCTTACAACTGCTTCGTCAGCCCCACGATCCCCGACTCGATGACGGGTATCATGGACACTGCCAAGTACGCAGCGGAGACCATGCGCCTCGGGGGTGGCATTGGGTACGACTTTAGCACCATCCGTCCCAAGGGCGACATGATCGCAAAGATCGGAAGCCCCGCAAGTGGCCCTGTGTCCTTCATGCGTATCTTCGATGCCGTTTGTGGAACTGTAGCGGCTGCGGGACACCGTAGGGGCGCTCAGATGGGGGTGCTGCGTGTGGATCACCCGGACATCGAGGAGTTCATCAGGGCCAAGCAGAACACCACGAACCTTACGAACTTCAACGTGTCCGTAGGGGTGACTGACGAGTTCATGAAGGCGGTGAAGAACGACACTACCTTCGACCTTGTGTGGGAAGGTCGGCGCTACAAGACCATGAATGCCCGTGGGCTGTGGAACGAGATCATGAGGAGTACGTGGGATTGGGCGGAACCTGGGGTTCTGTTCATCGACCGCATCAACGATCTCAACAACCTGTAC